TTATGCCCATAAATATTCAAGGAGATTTCTAATGTACGCGACCACTGCCTATTTATATCAACAAATTCAATCAGTTTTATTGATAGACACCAGTGGCGCTTATTTTGACGCGAGGTGGGATCCAGTGTACGCAAAAAACTTAACTTTAAATCTAGGAGTTGACAACGTCATACTCTTTCAGTTTCAGAACCAAGATCAGAAACCAACCAGCATAGTGGGTGCCACTTTTACATTCCGTATCATCAGTCAAAATGGCCAAGACCTGTTGTTTGCCAAAGAACTAGTGGCCTTAAGTGCTGCGTCTGGTCGTGCCAAAGTGACCATTACCGCTGAAGAAACTCAGCACTTCCAAGAACAACCGGCCAGCTACAGTATTGAAATATCATCTGGCGTATTGGATCAGGCTGTATTCACAGATGATCAAGCTGGTGCACGTGGCACTATTAACATTGTTAACTCAGTATTTCCGGCATTTACTGCCAGCCAAGTTCTAACTGTTCCTAGTCAAGCACCTGTGGGTAATGTGTACTATACCAGTACTGTGACCACAGATGGCGCACCGCTAACTACCTTTCAGTTGGACACAGTCAACATCACCGGCAATATCTCAGTACAAGGTGCAACTGCTGCCACAGCAAACACAGTAGAATGGTACAATGTTCCATTTGAGGACTTGAAGACTGGCACAGTGATCAATCAGCTGGACCTGACTGGCAGCACAGAAAGATTGGGCATCAATGTAGAAGGATTCCATCCTTACATAAGATTAGAACTTAACTTTAGCAACGGCGAACTAGCAGAAATACTTTATAGATGAAATTCAAAAAGATAGTGGGTTTTGGTGACTCATGGATTTGGGGCGACGAACTACTGGATCCTGCCTTGGTCAGCCATCCCCGAGCACACCCTACAATGCCAGAAAATACTGCGTACCGAGAAAGTCATTGCTTTCTGGGCTTGTTAAGTGAACACTATGGTGTTCCAACTGAAAACTTTGGTATCAATGGCGGCAGCCTGCAAAGTAGTATATGGACCTACTTGTGGTGGTTAGAAAACGAGCAATTGGATCCTAGGGACTGCCTTATTCTAGTGGGACATACTGACGCTAATCGTACAAGCTTTTACAATCCCAACCATGTGAGTTATTACGGTGATCCACCATGGAATCGTTATGTTCATAGTCAATGGATACACAGTGGCTTTGAAGAAGAAGATCGCACCTGGACACAGATGGTAAAAGCGCATACAGTATTAACTGATTGCGATCAACTGCACCGACTGAACTATCAACAGAGTCTGCGATTCTTTGAAGGACAGTACCACGCTCTCAATCGCAATGTCGTACAATTCTGTACCATCCAGGCTCCTATGATTGCAAAGGCCTGTAATCTAGCTTGGCCAGATGGCAGCCTAAATTCTTTTATCTATCCCAATGAACACCTGATGGCACCCAACGGTCATCCCAACAAAACCGGTCATCAACTACTCTGCAATCTCTTGATAGAACAGATAGAAAATCAATGAAATATAAAAAGATAGTGGGATTTGGCGACTCGTGGATATGGGGCGACGAGTTATTTGACCCAGCACTTGCTCATCTTCCGACCGCTCACCCATCATTGGTAGAAAATAATCTTTATAGACAACAGCATTGTTTTCTTGGTCAGTTGGGCCAGTATTATCAGATACCTTATGAAAATTTTGGTATCCCCGGCGGTAGCTTACAAAGCACATTGTGGACTTATCTTTGGTGGCTCGAACACGAAGAATTAGCAGTTGAAGATTGTTTGATTTTGGTAGGACTAACAGAATCTAGTCGTACAAGTTTTTATAATCCAACTCATACGGTGTACGACAACGATGCACCATGGAATCGATTTGTTCATAGCGCCTGGATACACAGTGGATTTTCTGGAAACGGCACAGAATGGGTTCACATGGTCAAAGCAAATATGGTTCTAACCAACTGTTCAGAACTTAGCAAACTAAATTATAACTTAACTGTAAAATTTTTCGAAGGGCAGCATCAGTGTTTATCAAAAAATATATTGCAATTTTGCACAGCACCACCACCGCTGGTTGCTGATGCCAAAAATCTAATTTGGTCTGATCGCAGTTTGAGTTTTTTTTGCAATAAAAAAGAATTATTAGCACCTGGCGGTCATCCTAACGAAATCGGCCATCGACTTCTCCGCAACCACTTGATAGAACAGATAGAAAGTGTTATACTAGCTGAATGCTAGATATTGTCCAATACCTCCCGGGAAAACGCAAACAATCAACGTCAGGCTGGATCAGCTTCAACGGACCTTGTTGCATTCACAATGGCGAAAGTATGGATCGACGTCAACGTGGTGGACTCAAAAGCAGTCCTGAAGGGTGGAGTTATCATTGCTTTAACTGCAATTTCACAGCCAGCTTCATTTTAGGACGTAATCTCAGTTTCAAAGCACGTAAACTGTTGGGATGGTTGAACGTACCGCAGGAAGAAATTGAACGAATCAACTTAGAAAGCCTGAAACATCGCAGTATTGCAGGACTCATTGATGATCGTCAACGCACTGCTGCTGCTATACAGGATATAAGATTTGAAGAACGCGATCTAGGTGGTGTAGAATTTGTGACTCCGGAACACACAGAAGTTTGGAACTATTTGCGGCACCGGCGTGTTCCAGAAGACTATCCGTTTATGATTTCGGCCACTGCAGGTGCCAGAGCCGGAGTTATTGTACCCTTCACTTACAACAACACTGTGGTTGGTAATACTACAAGATTCTTAGATGATCGTAATCCCAGATATCTCAATGATTTCCAGCCAGGCTATGTATTTGGAACAGATCTACAACACGCATCGTGGCAGCATGTGATTGTAGTAGAAGGTATTTTTGATGCCCTCAGTATTAGTGGTGTTGCACTCATGCACAATACAGTAAGCGATGCACAAGCTAGGCTGATACGCACATTAGGACGAGAAATAACAGTGGTACCGGATCAAGACCGAGCTGGCATGGACTTGGTTGAACGTGCTATAGAACTAGGATGGGCAGTCAGCATGCCTGATTGGCCAGATTGCAAAGACGTAAACGATGCTGTAATCAAATATGGTCGCCTGGCAACCTTGCTAACTATAATGCAATCAAGAGAAACCAGTAGAATCAAAATAGAAATGCGGAGAAAGCAAGTTGCTAAAAGAATATAATGTAGATGTTCAGCGGTTGTTTTTAGAAATGATGTTGTGTGACGCACAAAGCTATGTGCGTGTGCAGAACATTTATAATCCTGAAAACTTTGATCGCAATCTGCGAGCAGCCGCTGAGTTTATCAAGGAACATTGCGAGCAGCATCAGACTATGCCAGACCGAGCGCAGATTTCTGCAGCCACTGGCATAAAGCTACAGGAGATTCCAGACTTAAATGATGGGCACTTTGATTGGTTCTTGGAAGAGTTTGAAGCGTTTACTCGCAGACAAGAACTGGAACGTGCAATTTTAAAGTCGGCGGACCTGTTGGAGAAAGGCGAATTTGATCCTGTTGAAAAGCTGATCAAAGATGCTGTACAGATCAGTCTAACCAAGGACATGGGTACTGACTACTTCGGCAGTCCTAGTGATCGTATCAACAAGTACTTTAACTCGGGAGGACAAGTGTCAACTGGGTGGCCGCAAATGGATCGCTTGTTGTATGGTGGGTTCAGCAGAGGAGAACTCAACATATTTGCTGGTGGTTCTGGATCTGGTAAAAGCTTGGTCATGATGAACATTGCACTCAACTGGCTCACACAAGGACTCAGTGGAGTTTACATATCCTTAGAACTTTCAGAAGAACTGTGTGCCCTGCGTACAGATGCCATGTTGACCAGTATGAGCACCAAGGACATTCGCAAAGACATATCAACCGCTGAACTCAAAGTCAAGATGATGGGTAAGAAAGCAGGCGAATATCGTATCAAGGCATTTCCAGCACAAAGCACAGTAAACGACATTAGAAGTTACATCAAAGAAGTACAGATACAGACTGGTATTAAGATTGACTTTGTTATGGTTGACTACTTGGATTTGTTGATGCCGGTCAGTGCCAAGGTCAGTCCCAACGACTTGTTTGTCAAAGACAAGTATGTGAGTGAAGAACTGCGTAATTTGGCCAAAGAATTGGGCGTGTTGTTTGTGACAGCAAGCCAGTTGAATAGATCAGCAGTGGAAGAAATTGAATTTGACCACAGTCATATATCGGGTGGTATCTCAAAGATCAACACAGCTGACAACGTGTTTGGTATCTTTACTAGTCGAGCAATGCGTGAACGTGGGCGTTATCAAATACAGTGTATGAAGTCGCGTAGCTCAACAGGTGTAGGACAGAAGATTGAACTGGAATACAACATTGAAACCATGCGTATTACAGATCCTGGCGAAGACATGACCAGTCAAGGCCCCAAACCCAGCATCATGGATTCTATCAAGGCTCGCAGTACTGTCGCACAATCCAACGACAATGACGAAGACACACCTCGGGTCACAGCTGACATACAGAGCAGCAAGCTCAAGCAGCTATTAGGCACAATCAAGCAAGGTTAATGTATGAATTTAATTTGTTTCCCTCACTATACCTGCGGTGGACTACTTTGCGACATCATGGAAGATACCATGAGCGAGTTTGCCGACAATGGCGGTATCGCTAGTCCCACACACAATGTTGGCAAGATCGGAGACTCTGCAGATGTGTTTACGGATTATGATGTTGACGAGTTCATGTCGAGAGTAGAACCTTGGATGGAATCCAGCAGATGGATAGGAACACATTGCTGGCCAGGTCCTTTACCACTGGACCAATTTGATTTTGTTATCAATATCACTACTACCACCTATGTCAGCAAGATATATCGTTGGTATAGAGCTTATGAACTGTTCTTTTCTCCCATGTGGCAACATTTGTCTGACGGAGAATTAGTTGATCAAATAACACAAAAGGCTAAATTTTATCTTAAGCCAGCAGAACCTGTTGTTGCACCCAACGTGCTAAACTTGGAATTTGCTGATGTGGTACATCAAACTGAAGAACTAGCACAGGCCTTGGATAGAGGGCGTGTGGCTAGAAGCGACTCAAACCCGCATTTAAAAAGATGGGCTGAACAAAATAAATTCCTGTACGATAATGACATTTGGAACAGCACGGCTGCTAAAAGTTTTTTTCATGCTGAGTTTGAAACCAATATGCAGCGCAGATACCAATGGGGCAACTCTAAACATTACAAAACATGAAAAAAATATACACATTTGGTGACGGTTTTGCAACTGGTCACTTGTGGCCTGAATGGCCTCAAATACTACAAGCCTTGGCGCCAGACTATCCGGTGAATAACACTTGTTCCGCTATCGGTGCTGGAGCAGAATATCTAGTGACTGGATTTGTAGATCTCATATCAGAACTGGAAAATAACCTGGTGATTTTCCAATGGCCACAAGCCGATAGATTTGATAAACTCGTCGAAGACAAGCATTGGTTCCATGTAGGAAAAACAGATCCTGTTTATCACTTTAATTTTCTTAAACGACCTTACGGAATCTGGTGGATCAGCAGTGCCAGTCGACAGCCGCAGGTGCGTGAGTACCACGAAAAATTTGTACAAACAGAACAGCACAAGATAAGATTAAAGAACTATCAAACGCTGGTACGCAACACCTTGGAAAATCTCAATTGCACATATTACTTTACATCCACACACGAGCAACAGTACTATTCGACCCTGAATAGATTCTCAGAAACAAGACAACAAGAAGTACAGCCTAGTCCCGTTGTTCACTACTATTTCTTGATGGAAAAAATACTGCCAAATATCAACATAACATACAATCGAGCTCGCGCACAACGTTTGGAAAACCTAATCATAACACAGACATGGCAGGCATACGATCCTTATCGCGAAGAAATTTGGCGTGATCTTGTTGCCCGGTTAGATTAATCCAAACCGATAAATAATACAAAGGTACTGGCTAACATGCAGAAAAAAACCCGTAGTATTCTGGAAGAATTAGACACGATCTATCAAGATCGATTTCAGGATCGAGATCGTGTCTAATTCTTCCAGAATA